CCTTTCTGGGTCGGAAGGTCCTCAACGGCGACGATAGCGACATCCGGTTCAACGAGCCTACCGATATCGTGTCTGCCCTGTATGCCAAGGGCAGTGCACGGTCGGACATGAGCGGCTTCGTCGTTGACGTTGCCAGCTATCATCATGATGCCGCTGCGGCTTGATGGAGGAGGCTTTGCACGAATGGAAAAGGAAACGCTGCATAGTGAGGCCATGAGCCTCGCTGAGGCTTTGGAAGATGAAGCTGCATACTTCCCAGCCAACTCTCGCCTGATGTACAAGTCGGCAATGATGCTTAGGCTTCTAGCATTGAAGGTATCGGAAGATGACATCGCCGCCGACGAATGACAATCCAAAGTTCTACGGCAATAGGCTGTGGGTACGCATTCGAGGCATCTGGCACATGCTGTTGCGTAGCAAGCAAAGCTGGAATGCGGAGGTGCTATGGAAGAAGTCCTGCGACAGCCGAAAGGTAAGCGGCTTGCATGATGGCAATACCAGTTACCGTATTCCAAGGGATGCTGGCACTTGCCTTTGCATTATCTGCATTCAGAAAAGCAAGCGGATTGCAGGACGATGACCGAAGCTCTTGTTGATAAGGAGGGCGCCCTTTGCCAAGCAGAAATGCTTCGCAATGGCCTCTCTACCTACAGCCTTTGGATCAATATCTATGTGTCTTCGATTGGCAATCTGGACACAAGCAACTGCTTCATGACCTATGATCAGGCAAAGAAAGACCTACTGTCTCGCACTAGTGAGAAAGGTCTTCTTTTGGATTGCGGCAGATACTTGGCCTACGTCTACTCAATCGTCATCGTGCCTTACGGAGTTGGAAGCATAGCATCAACCCGCATCTATGATCTTCGAATGGATATGACCTTGGAGCAGTCACTAAGTGAGATGGAAAAGGAGAAGCAGATAGCACTTGATCTGCTAAGAAATGAAAGATATCCTTCATGACCGGCATGACAAAGAAGATGAAGACTGCGGATTACGTCAAGGCCATGCGGCTTATGGGTGATCCGTATCCAACCATCAAGCCGTCGCTTGTCCATGACAAGTGGCTGCATATCATCATCCCACCCAACCATATTGAGATGCTGCGTAGAAACGGCATCAAGCTAGAGGAGGTTGACGGCTATGAGGATTATCGTTGATCCGGAAAGGAACTATTTCATGCAGGAAGACATGAGCGATGAGGTTCGGGAGGCCAACTCTTCTCTTGATCGCATCGACAGAGCTAAGAAGAAGGCCATCGAGCGCATCACCTCTGCGATGGATAAGTACGTTGAGATCATCAACGAGGAGTCCCGTCGATGCGGGAACGCATCAGACGTTTCGGATGTTGATCTGGTGTCCACTCGTAACATGATCGAAGACCTTGTCAATGAGGTCGGAGACCAGCAGATCGGTGCCATTCAATCGGAGGCAGAACGATGACAACCAATGTCTATATCGTCATCTCGCTTGTTGTTGCGAGCTACCTTGTGATGTGGGTGTATGCAATCTGGGAGGCTTTGCGATGAGCGATGACATAAAGTGCACCCATTATTGGACAGTTACAAGCGAGTGTCCAAAATGCCTGCGCGCCGAATTGGACGGGCTGAAGGAAGAAAACAAGAAGCTGCAAGAGGAGCTAGCTTTAATGAAGAAAGCTTTTGAGGTTTCATACCGTATGTTGGGAGATAAGCCATGAGCTACATCAAGACGTGGGTTGAGAGATGCGACGAGCATCCCGATCATCAATCCGGTATGGTATCCAATGGCATGATCCAAGCTCGTATGCAGGAAGAGATCGATGATCTGCGCGCGGAGAACGAGATGCTGATAGTGACCGTTACCATGATCGAACGCATGGCCGCAGGGGCAATCTACTCACAAGAGGCAATCCATGCTTCGGCTATTGGTGCGCTCAAGCAACTGGGAGGCAAGCCATGAGCAACGACAAGATCGAGGAGATCCGCAAGCGCCACGAGGAAGGCGGCATTGGCAAGTTGCCGATGGCGGCGCTCGCCGAGGCGCACGACGACCGCGCCACGCTGCTGGCCGAGGTTGACCGTCTGCGCGCCGATGTCGAGCGGCTGACGGGACTGTCGAAACAACTTGCGGAAGGGTTGGGCGACGAAATCCGCAGGTTTGACGATGAGTTGCTTAAAAATGATCGACTTGACGCCGAGAACGATAGGCTGCTCGCGGAGTTGAGCTGTGCAACTTCCAATCACGACAATGCGTCGCTTGAGATCGAGCGGCTGCAAAACGAAGACACCAAGACCAGACACGCCCTGAAAGGATGGGTCTACGTCTGTCCAGATGGCGGAGATGAGCCTACCCATGAGCGTGTCGCGGCGGTCGTGGCCGAGGTCGAGCGGCTGCGCGAGGAGATGCAGAGCGCGAAGGCTGATGCGTGGGAGGATGGATACGAGGCTCACCGTCAGATGATCGAGGGCATAGCCCGCAAACCCAGCAACCCATACCGATGAGGAGGAAGCCATGACCGAGCGATTGATAGACGCTGTTTGCCCGCATTGCGGTCGAGTGGGAACGACCGTGCGCGTTGTCCTGAACGAGGACGGGTTCACCAAGCTCAGCCGACGCTGCACCGATTGTGGGGGCGAGTGTGTTCACACATTCGATCACGACTGGCTGGCGGATGCGAAGAACAAAAAGCTGCAAGCGGACAACGAGCGGCTGCGCGCGGAGATCGAGAAGCTGCGTAAGACTCTTAAAGACATCGCGGAGGATTGCGAGGACGACTATCCGCCCAGCCACGGCGCAATCAAGTATGCCGTTCAAGATGCGTTGAGGGGCAAGCCATGAGAAGTATGTTCGCCCCAAGGCTCGACTGGACTGACGCGACTTGGACACGAAGAGGCAAGCATATATCCGGCAGATGGATGTACAGGTGGGCGCAGGATTTCTTCGTTATCGAGTATGGAAGGCAAAACCGGAGGGTAACGGTATACGCAGATACTCCTGAGTGGGATGGGTGGAAACTGGAGGGCAAGCCATGACCCGCCGCAAGACCGATGGTGAGCGCATCATCCTTGCCCTACGCAAAGACGGATGGATGCGTCTCTGGCTGCCCGACGGAGCCGCTTACATCGACCGCCTCATCCGCAAGCGCATGGCCGAGGCGTGGGAGGACGGATGGTTCCACAAAACCGCAGGGACTAAATTGGACGACAACCCATACCGAGGGAGGAGCAAGCCATGAGTGGTGGAAGCATGAACTACCTGTACAGTGTAGTCTGGGGTATTACATTCGATACATACTCTCCAGAACGAAAGGCATTCCGCAAGCACCTCATGCTTGTTGCAAAGGCATTGCGGTCAATCGAATGGAACGATAGCGGGGATGGGGATGATGATGAGGTTCAAAACATCATGGCCTGCATTTCCAAAACTGATGTCCTAGAGGCAGTGCTTGAAGACGCTCGAAGGGTTCAAAGGGAACTCAACAAGGTTCTTCAAGATCTTAATGAAAGGGAGAGCAAATAGATGAGCAACTCTACATCTGAAATCCTAGACCTTGCTGTCGAGTCCCTTCAGAGGGATCTTGACGCCATCTACGGCATCCGCTATATGGTAGCCGCTGACTACGCAACTCCAACTGGAGTCGATATCCTTGACATCGATGGTAACCATTTGGAATTCTTCTCGTCGGTCAGTGACGCCCGTAGGCGTCTTGTCTTTAAGTAAGGTGAATGGAGATGAAATGAAGGAAAAGAGAAACACGTTCAAGAACATAGGAGGCTCCATCTTTCGCAACAACAAGCAGATGCTTGTCATCGTGCGGGTGGAATGCTCCGAACGTACACGAGACACAATCGCAGAAAAGATCTGCGAGCTTCTCAACGAGAAGCAGATCGACTTTTCAACCGGAAAGAAGGAGTGACTTACAATGGCTCGTATTCGTGACATTGCTGGCAAGTTTGCGGGTGCCAACGTCTATCGCTACACCGACCGCAACCTCAACGAGGCTTCCTTCAACCTTGACAGGGAGATCCTCTTCAACGTGACAAGCGAACCCATCGTCTCGTCCATCACAGGCACTATGGCCGAGGACAAGAAGATGCTTCTTCGTCACTCTCCCAACGATACGTCTGGTGGCAAGTATCTCTCCGTCGTGTCTGACTCGTATCGTGTTGTCGAGAATCAGGAGATCCTGCTTCCACTACAGGACCAGCTTCGCAACTTCTTCGACCCGTCCGTAGTCGAAGACATCAAGGTTCGCGATGTCGTGTCCCGCAACGGTGCAACCTGCTTGGCCGAGTATGTGCTGCCAAAGGTCAATGCAACCGTGACAACCGGTACCGGACATCGTTCGACCTTTGGGCTTACGTTCATGCTCAAGAACACGTTTGACGGATCTGCGTCTGTCGTCATGTACAGCGGCATCATCGACTTCTTCTGTCTCAATGGCAACATCACCGGCAGCTACGATGTAACCCGTCGCCGTCACACTAGTGGGTTTAACACGACGGGCTTCATCCATGCCTTCGAGAACACGCTCAAGCGTTTCAATGGAGTGATCGAGCAGTATCAGATCTATGCTGATGCCAAGATCGTTGATCGTGAGAGCGTCCTCACCCTGTTCAAGAAGCTGACCGGCCACAACACCGACCGTGCCAAGGAGCGCAACAGGGAGAGCATTGCTGACAAGCTGTATGGGCAGTATGCTCGCGAGGCAATCGAGCGTGGCGGTAACGTGTTCTCCGTCATGTCTGCCATGACCCACTACGCATCGCACAACGATGAGATCTTCCGCGTAACTCGTGGCGGGGACGATAGCGTGATGGTCAAGCGTCAGGAGCAGGTCAACAAGTGGCTTGAGTCTGACCTGTGGATCGAGTTCCTCAAGCGTAACAACTGCTCGTCTCTGGCTGTGGCGTAACTGCACTATTGATGTATGGCTGGGCAGGTATGGTTTCGATATCTGTCCAGCCAACTATCATCATTCGTGAGGAGTGCTCAAAGATGTACAAGACAGACGAGATGACAATGTATCTTCGTGCCGTCGATGACATGAAGCCAAACATCTCCAAATTGGAAGCTGAACTCCGGCGTCGCAAGGCAATCATCCAGCTATGCGTGAAGTGCTTTGACAATTTGTACAAGCACGACATTCCGGAGTGGCTTCTGAGCGACATCGAAGCCGTGTGTGCAATCGCACGCACTACTGTCCTTGACGAAGACAATTAAGGAGTAATATCAGATGTCTATCTTTGACGATCCCATCCATGACCAGAATGGAAAGCTGATCGAGACCGGCAAATGGTATTCAATGGACAGTGCTCCGAAGAACGGCACGGTCATCATTGCCAAGCTTGTATATGAGAATGACAAGGAATATGCTGGAATCCACAGCATCAAGTGGTCTGATCGTGTTGGTGGATGGATGCCGTCTCTTGTTGCAATCAACCTCAAGAGCGCCACGAACAAGACGATCTCAGTCTTTCCCGTTGCTTGGCAGCGTCTAAGGCACGGCAAGGAAGATGAGATCTACAAGAAGGGAGTCGAACAGCATGCCTAGCAATCCAAAGCGTGACTACGCAAAAGAGTATCGTGAGTATCAGGGGAAACCATCCCAGATCAAGAACAGATCCACTCGCAACAAGGCCAGAAGGCTGCTGGAGAAGGCTGGAGTGGTCAGCAAGGGTGACGGCAAGGATGTCGCCCACAAAGTCGCTCTGAAGAAAGGCGGCAGCAACCTACGCACTAACCTAACTGTCCAGTCTCCCGCAAAGAACAGGGGATGGCGAAAGGGGAAAAAGGGCTATGCCATCTAATCAGATGACATCACTGAGGAATGCTGCATTCGCCGCATTTCTTGCAGCATCTTTTTCCGCAAGCTTTGCGGATGCAAAGATGCAGGATGCAAATCTGCCATGCCTTCCAGTTGCGGAGATGAACAAGTTCCTCAAGGAAGAATACGATGAGGACCCTCTGATCATCACGATGGCTCCGACTGTAAGCTACGTCCTATACGTCAAGCAGGACCCAAATCGTAGCTGGACGTCTGTTGGGGTAAGCAATGGGATCGCATGTCTTGTGAGCAATGGAGACATGTGGCAGGCGAATAACGAACTCATCATCTGGCGTAACAAGCAGAAGAAGTGACTACATCTTGTGTATGTGGTGTTGGTTGGGGCAGTACCGGCTCGGTCTTCTAATCCGCAGTACCGTAATTGGATTTATGGGGGTTCGAATCCCTCCTGCCCTGCCACCAGCCACTATAAGCCATCTCTTCTTATTGTCACAAAACTTTAACACTGATGTGGTAGGGTAAAGCCCTTGAACACCTCAAGCAAGCCACTATCTAGTTCTCACTAGTGTGCCTTGAAGATTACCTTTGAAGATGAACATTGAAGATATCAACTTGATAAAGACTTTGGATGAAGTCTCTGAGCTTCTTTCGATGCTTCTTCTTTCTGGTTCTCTTTCAACATCAAACTCAAGGAAGGCTTCGATCCTTATCAGCGAGATATCGGAACTCAAAAAGAATATCCTGATGAAGGGATTTGGGGAGGACAAGAATGATTAGAAGTCTTCTGGTGATACTGACTGTTGGCTTTCACTTCACACTAGCCTACTGCATCATCGACTCCTACAAATACATTGCGGAGTACGGCATTCAGTATTACTGTCTTGTTGTCCTATGGTGGCTAGGTCTCATCGTGGACAAGATCGATGACTATGTAGAATTAACCAATAGAGAAGAATAATATAAAGATGGACAAGTACAAGTTCACAGACCACAAGCAGATGCCTCAGTATCTGAAGGACTATATCGTTGGTTGCAGCAATGCAAAGAGAGCTGAGGATATCAGCATCTCCAAGATCAACGCTTTCCTCAATGCAAAAGAGGAGTGGAAGAGTGATCCACTATATCGCAAGAACTACATGGAGGGTCGCTTCTAAGCTACTACTGCGATACTCTCTCCTGTCTCTTCTAGTTCTCACTAGTGCGAATGCAGGAGCAACTCATACAGCCTCTTCCAATGACTTCAAATGTCTGGTAGAGGCTGTCTACTTTGAGGCTAGAGGTGAAAGCCTTGAGGGAAAGATCGCGGTAGCGATAGTCGTAATCAACAGGGTCGAGTATAGCGACAAGCCCACATCAATCTGTTCCATTGTCCATGCGACAAGCAGAAGGAGCGATGGCAGCATTGCCTGCCAGTTCAGCTACTACTGCAACCCTAACAGGCGCTACCGCCACATGTTCAATGCAATCGACCGAAAGTATTCCGAGTACGCTGCGTTTGTTGCATTGGAAGGTTCTGTCCCGATTGGCCTCTCAAAAGCAACAATGTTCCACAACACTTCAGTCAATCCCTACTGGACCGCATCCAGAACGTTTGTCCGCCAGATTGGCAACCACATGTTCTATGAGTGATGCATATACAATGAACCTAGAAGAATACGTCGATAGGAACCTCAATATCCTCAAGCGAGCAGCTTTGGATATTGCAAATCCTGTACGATCCTACAGGGTTGCTGCGTCCATCCTGTACAAGAAGAAGATCGTAGCCTTTGGCGTCAATCGCTACAAGACAGATCCCATACAGGACAGATTCAAGAAGAACCCAGACTCGATCTATCTCCATGCTGAAGTATCAGCAGTGAAGAACGCACTGCGCGTCATCGACCTTGACGACTTTCGCAAGTGCGATATGTTTGTCGCCCGCATCAAGCGTCTTGAGTATGGCGGCGAGTATGTGTATGCTATGGCAAAGCCTTGCGAAGGTTGCAGCCGTTGCATATCGGAGTTTGGAATTCGAAACGTCTACTACACGGTAGACATCAACCAGTGGAGGACCTATTCCCCATGACGACTTCAACGTGCGATACCAAGTTTGCTGAACGCATTGCCCGTGCTTGGGTCAAGATGGACTTCCCATACAGGGAATGGAACCTGATCTCCGAGAGCGAGGCTGACATGTGGGTAAGGGATGTCACGCTAGTGCTTGAGGCAATCAGCGAGGCTGGCCTTATCGTTGTCGAGAAGGATGACTGCCGATGAATAGCACCGTCGAGCTTGTGTCTTACACGGCTCCGTCCGTCCCGTCCTTCCGAAAGGGTATTGGATCATTCTCCGAGATTATTGCCTACTGCGCTCGCGTAAGCAATCCACAGAACCAGACCAACACCAAGACATATGGCAAGCTACTCCAGTACCTAATCGACCACAAGCATTGGTCTCCGCTTGAGATGGTCGATCTAACGTTCGAGATCACCACAAGCAGGGATATCGCTCGCCAGCTACTGCGTCATCGCAGCTTCTCGTTCCAAGAGTTCTCACAGCGATACGCAGATCCATCCCTGATGGCTATGGATACTATCTTCCGAGATGCCCGACTACAGGACAAGAAGAACAGACAGAACAGCATCCCGACCAACGACGAGAGCGTACAAGCTCTTTGGTTCAAGATGCAGGAGGATGTTGACCGGATAACCCGCAGCTACTACAAGCAGGCTCTTGATGCAGGTATTGCGAAGGAGGTTGCCCGTGCTATACTGCCGGAGGGCATGACGCCCTCTCGCCTGTACATGAAGGGTAGCCTTCGTAGCTGGCTTCACTACATTGAAGTCCGTACTGATCCGTCTACCCAGATCGAACACCGAGAAATTGCAACCAAGATCAAGCGGCTGGTCGATACAATGTTTGACCCAGCCAAGGAAATAGAGGACAACGACTGACATGGCGAAGAAAGAAGCTAGTGGCTCCAATACACGACTGAAGCAAGGTGGCAAGAAGGTCATCAGCAAGACGCATCTACGCACCAGCATTGGCAAGTCTCCGAACAGCCGCCCCAAGAACAAGTCTCTTCGAAAGAACACGAAGAAGTACAAGGGGCAAGGCACCAAGCGTAAGTAACCAAAATGCCCAGCGACTTCGACTTTCTCAGTAGGGAGAAAAGAAAGGTATACAGGGAACTCTATCGTCAGTATATCGATGAGGGCTACAGTCCTAAACTTGCCAAGAGATATGCTTCCACAGAGGCTGAGGAGTTCATGCTACAGAATGAATCATTCTTGAATGAGATCCTTGATGCCTCCTTCGAGGACAAGGACTAACGATATACATACACACGAAAGGGATGACCCAACATGCAGAATGGCTTCAGACTATTGATGCTCACATGTCCATATAAAGAAGATGAACCATGGTACAACGTCATTGATGAATCCGATGATATCGAAGAGTTGGTCGATATCGTTACGTCAAGGACGATCCTGATGAATCATCTTGGCTATGACGTATCTATTCCAGAGGACGAGTCTGAGGGCTTGAAGATATCGGACTCAAGGACTGGTAAAGTAGCTGGCTATCTTTTGTGTGGGGTCCTCTAACCAAAGGAGCATTCATTCCAAATGTCTCGCTTCTCCGCTACTTATAGCGATCAAGGCAACGGAAGCAGACCAGTCAGCAGAGGACCATGCGATCACTGCGGAAGCAGCGACGGTCTTGTCCTGTTCTCTGACGGTCACTCCTATTGCTTTGTCCACAATCAGTATTATCCCTCAACCGACGACTCAGATAAGGAAGGATACCGACGCATGTCCAATAACGACACTCAGCACTCGGCCTCCATCAACGGTGGAGGCGGAGAACAGAAGCCACTCCTGATGGGCTACTTCACGGCGCTCAAGGATCGTGCGATCAGCAAGGATACATGCGAGAAGTACGGAGTGCGCGTCGTATCGGACGCATCCGGCAAGGTCCTCAAGCATCTGTACCCGTACCATGACAAGAACGGAGTCCATGTCTCCAACAAGATCCGAGTTGTAGAGACCAAGGAGTTCCAAGCCCAGCCAATGGGTTCTCTTGGTCGTGCTGGCCTCTTTGGCGAGCACATGTTCAATGGTGGTGGCAAGTACGTCACGCTGTGCGAAGGCGAGCTTGATGCCCTTTCTGCATACGAGATGCTTGGCAGCAAGTGGCCTGTAGTCTCCATCAAGGACGGTGCCCAGTCTGCCGTCCGCAACTGCAAGGCTAGCTACAACTTCCTCAACAGCTACGAGAACATCGTCATCTGCTTCGACAATGACGAGCATGGCAAGAAGGCTGCTGTTGCTGTTGCCGAGATCTTCGAGCCTAACAAGTGCAAGATCATCAACATGTCCCTCAAGGACGCCAACGAATACATCAAGAACGGGCGTCGCGAGGAGTTCGTTCGCGCATGGTGGGATGCCCGTGTCTATACACCAGCAGGCATCATCAACCTCAAGGACTATGGCGAGGCTCTGTACGACGAAGGTCAGCAGCAGACCTGCCTCTATCCGTTTGCCGGTCTCAACGAGAAGCTCTATGGCATTCGCACTGGTGAGCTTGTCACCCTGACCGCTGGCACTGGCACCGGCAAGTCCTCAGTCATGCGCGAACTCATGCACCATGTCCTCAACAACACGAAGGAGAATATCGGTGTCCTGTCGCTTGAGGAGAACGTCCGGTCAACCATCTTCCACCTGATGTCGGTGGAGGCCAACTCCCGTCTGTACATTCGTGAGGTACGCGAGCGGTATCCACGAGTCGAGATGGACAAGTGGTACAAGGCGACAGTCGGAACCGGAAGGTTCTTTGCCTTCGATCACTTTGGGTCTCTCGGTACTGAGGAGATCCTTGCTCGTGTGCGCTACATGATCAAGGCTCTCGACTGCAAGTGGATCTTCCTTGACCACCTGTCCATTCTCGTATCCGGTCTTGAGGGCATGGACGAGCGACGCAACATCGACATCCTCATGACCAAGCTGCGTTCGCTTGTGGAGGAGACGAACTGTGCGCTGCTGCTTGTCTCGCACCTTCGCAGGACTGGTGCTGACAGCGGTCATGAGGACGGCAAGGAAGTGTCACTCGCCCATCTTCGAGGCTCCCAGAGCATCGCCCAGCTTTCTGACGCAGTGATTGCGATGGAGCGTGACCAGCAGGCAGACGATCCCAACGTAGCCAACACGACGACTATCCGAGTCCTCAAGAACCGCTACGCTGGCGAGACTGGCATTGCCTGCCACCTGTTCTTCAACAAGGAAACTGGTCGTCTTCATGAAGTCGAGAACCTAGGCGACAGTGATACTCAATCTGCATCAAGCAACGGAGGACCTGACCTATGACGGCATTGGGCATAGCTCTTATTCTTGTAGGCTGGATTAGCCTCAAACTGCTTGAACCACTCAGTGAGGATTCCCATACAATCTGGGAGGTTTCCGCTTTGCTGGTATTCCTTGCCGGCTTTGTGAGTTTCTTTGTCGGTATCATCATGTTTGTTGCAAAGGTTATGCCATGACTTCAAAGAAGAAGCCCAAGCCAGAACAAAACAAGGTTCTGGTTACCTACGTCGATCCAATGGAGGGCTGGCGTTACGGCTTTCCAAAGATGATCAGCCCTATCGCACTCTACGATGTGCGTGGCTGGCTTGAAAAGAACGGCTATCCACTTGACAGTCTTGCCAATCAAGACAGCCTTTTGCTGCGCTTCTGGAACGACGAGGTCGATATCACCGACCTTGAGGAAAGCTACTTCAACCATGTTCCAGATCTCTCACGACCCAAATCCAACTTCAAGAAAGTCGGAGAGTTCATGTCTGCTATGGGACAGGAAGTCAGGGAAGTGAAGAATGCTCGGCACCCAGTATCCGTAAAGACAATTGAACTGCGAAGCGAACTTATCGCAGAAGAAGCACAAGAGCTGTTCGATGAACTGAACCCTTACTCACAACTGTACTCAAGCGACAGTAACGTACATGTAACCAACCTTGCGCGGATCGCAAAGGAGTTGGTAGATATCCTGTATGTTGTCTACGGAACTGGCCATGCATTGGGATTGAACCTTGACGTTTGCTTCGATGAGGTCCATAATTCAAACCTCAGCAAGCTCGGATCTGACGGGAAGCCCATCTACAGGGAAGACGGAAAGGTCATGAAGGGTCCAAACTACAAGGCACCCGACATGAACAAGGCTGTGTACCCTGACGATGCCGATACTGGCAAGTCAAAGACCTACAAGGATGTAGATGACAATGGAGTGCGTCATTGACATAGAGGCGGATAGCCTCGATCCTACAGTCATCCACTGCATCGTGGCAAAGGACACGAAGACAGGAGAAGTCTACAAGTGGAGGGAGTGGGAATGCACATCCCTCTTTCCATCCTTTGCCAGCAACGTGACCAAGTTCATTGGCCACAACATCATCTCGTTCGACATGCCTGTACTCAACAGACTGGCGGGCACCAACATCAAGATCACTGACGTAGAAGACACGCTCGTACTCAGCCAGATCCTCAATCCAATTCGTGATGGAGGGCATTCATTGGAGGACTGGGGCAAGCGCCTCGGCTTTCCAAAGCACGAGTTCAACGACTTCTCTGCCTTCTCGGAGAAGATGCTTGAGTACTGCACCAACGATGTTGAGCTATGCTTCAGACTTTGGATCATGCTATCGGCTGAAGCTACAAAGATATCTCGCAAGAGCATCGAGCTTGAGTATCGTATTCGTGCGATCATTGATGAGCAGGAAGAGAATGGCTTCAGCCTAGACCATCGTCAGGCAATGCTGCTGGTTGCCAAGCTCGAAGACAAGGCATCAGAGATCCAGAACAAGGTCCTTGAGATATTCAAGCCGCTACCAACAGAGGTTCGACTTGTAACGCCAAAGTACAAGAAGGATGGCTCACTATCCTCTGTTGGTCTTGGCCACATAGACGATCTCACTACTGTGGAAGGACCGCACACATCAATCGAGTTTGTCCCATTCAATCTGGCATCAAGACAGCAGATCGTACGCCAGCTAATGCTGAGGGGCTGGAAGCCTGAGAAGTTCACTGAAAAGGGAAGTGCAATAGTTGACGAGTCTGTCCTCAATGAGGTAGATATTCCAGAAGCAAAACTGATTGCAGAGTATCTTCTTCTTGAGAAGCGTGTAACGCAGATCAAGTCATGGATAGAATTGGTCAAGGATGACGGAAAGGTTCATGGCAGTGTACTTACCCTACGAACTATTAGTGGCCGAATGGCACATACTTCACCTAACATTGCTCAAGTTCCAGCTTCGTATT